CAATCGCTTGATAGAACACTATAAAAATTTATAATTATCATATATGAAAATTGATAAAGATAAATTAAAAGAAAAGATAATAGAGGGCAAAAGCTCTAGACATGTAGCAATGCAGTTTGGTGTTAGCCCTACAACAATAAGACGTAAGGCTGCTGAGATAGGCTTAAAGTTTAATGGCAAGACAACCTGGGGCAAGGGATGACAATAACAATACAAATCAAATCAAATGAGAAAGAATTAAAAAAGAAAATGGGATTGTTTAGGCGCAAGCGCTTACCAGAAGCAACAGCTAATGCTCTTAACAATATAGGCGTTAAAGTTGTTAATGCTGAGAGATCACAAATACAAAAGAAATTAGATAGGCCGACACCATTTACTATTAAGGCAGTTGATATGCCTGAGAAGTTTAGGGCTAAACCTAAAGACTTGGCTGCATTAGTATTGATTAAACCTATTGCACAAAAGTATTTAAAGTATGTTTTTCAAGGCGGAATAGAACGCCCAGAAAAGTCTAAGATATTTGCACCTGTATCATCAGCAGGAGGCGAGCGCATTAACAAATATGGAAACCTTATAGGGCTAAGGGGTAGAAAGTTAGACGGCAGAAAAGATTTGTTTTTAAATAAAGATGCTTTATGGAAGCGTGAAGGTGATGGTGGTTTGAAGCTGTTAGCTGTTGCAAAAAACTTTATTAAACATACTAAGATCTTAGACTTCTTTAAGATTGGTATAGGAGTCATAAAGAAAAATTATGATAAAGAATTAGATAAAGAAATTAAGAGAGTAATAAGAAAATGACACTGCTTAAAGAACGCCTTACCTACAACGTTTGCACCTTATGATGGCTGTATATAAATTGACTAGGTTCTTTCTCAACTTCAAAAAGGATCGAGGGTTGCGTTTTTTTTATTTTTCAGATTACGTTCATAACAATCAACCTTATTCTTTATAAATGGCTACGCAAAAAGAGTTAGCTGAACACCTAGGCATGACTCCGCAAAGTCTTGGGGAATTAGTTAAAAAAGATATTATTACAATCAAAAAAGGAAGGTCACCAATAGATATTGATTTTAGCCGAATTGAATATATAAATTATCTTAGAAAAAATGCAAACCACTACAAAAAGACTGGGACTGGTGGAGATATTGTTGAGGAGTCTACTAGATTAAAAAAGTTCCAAGCTGATAAGGCAGAGCTAGAAGTAAATCAATTAGAAGGAAAATTAATACCAGCAGAGTTAGTTAAAGATACTTGGAGTGATTTCGTTGGTAACGCAAAGGCCAAGCTCTTAAACATTCCAAACAATCTTGCGCATCAGATATTAGCAGCAGAGGATTTCAACCAGGCAGAGCATTTAATAAAGAAAAGCATATATGAAGCATTAGAGGAGTTATCCCAAGATGGATTACCAAGAGAATATGCTGAACGTACTGAGACAAGTACAGATTCAGCTAAAACCACCGAGTAACTTAAAGATTAGTGAATGGGCAGATAAGTATAGATATTTATCGCCAGAGTCGTCAGCTATTAGCGGTAAATATAGAACAGACTATGCACCCTATCAAAAAGAAATTATGGATTCTTTTAATGATCCTAATATTGAACGCATAGTCTGGATGAAATCAGCTCAGGTTGGTGCTACAGAAATATTAAACAATGTGGTTGGTTATTACATACACATGAACCCATGCCCAATTTTAATAATGCAACCTTCTTTAGCTATGGCTCAGGCCTACAGTAAAGAAAAGCTATCTAACATGCTAAGAGATACGCCTGTTCTAAGGGAAAGAATTAACGAACCTAAAGCAAAAGATAGTTCCAATACAGTTTTATCAAAAAAGTTTGAAGGCGGTACTACTTTAAACATGGTTGGATCTAATAGTGCAGCTTCTCTCGCTAGTCGAAGTGTGCGTATTTTATGTGTGGATGAAGTTGACCGCATGGAGGCAAGTGTTGGAAGTGAGGGAGATCCAGTTTTATTAGCATCAAAAAGAACCCAGACGTTTTTTAATCGCAAAATATATCTATGCAGCACACCAACAGTAAAAGGTCTATCAAGAATAGAAACCGCTTTTGAAGAATCAGATCAACGTTATTACTATGTGCCATGCCCTGAGTGTAATCATAAGCAGACCTTAAAATGGTCAAATGTAGTGTGGGAAGAAAATAAGCCAGAGACGGCAATATATACTTGCGAAAACGGATGCGTTATAGATGAATCTAAGAAGTATTGGATGTTAAAGAATGGAGCTTGGAAAGCTCTAAAGGAAACAAAGAAGGTAGCAGGCTTTCATCTTAATGAGCTTTATTCTGTTTTTAGTACCTGGGGTGCAATGGCTGAAAATTTCCTAGAAGCCAAGAAACAGCCTGAGATGTTAAAAACATTTATTAATACCTCGTTAGCAGAGACATGGCAGCCTGAACCTGAAGAGGCTGTAGAGCCAGAAGGCTTGATGGCTAAAAGGGAAGGCTATGATGCCAATACTATTCCAGATGAAGCTCTTTTATTAACATGTGGGGTAGATGTTCAGAAAAATAGATTTGAGTGCCAGGTTGTTGCTTATTCGCATAATTATGAAATGTGGGTTGTTGAATATAAAGTGATATATGGAAGTACAGGTGATCCTAATGTATGGAATGATTTAGATGCTTATTTAAAATCTACCTTTAGAACACTATCTGGGCGCATTATGAATATTGCTTGCACTACTATTGATTCAGGCTTCCAAACTCAAATGGTTTATGCCTTTACTAGAAATAAAAAAGGCAGAAGAATCTATGCAATTAAAGGCCAATCACAAAGCGGTAAATCAGTAGTTGGAAAGCCATCCAAAGTAGGTAAAGAAGAAAACGTACTTTACCCTGTTGGAAGTGATACAGCTAAAGAAGTTATCTATTCAAGGCTTGCATCCGAATATGGTTATTCAACTTTACACTTTCCCGCAACAGTTGATGAGGAATATTTCCACATGCTTACAGCAGAGCAAAGATTTGTTAAATTTGTTAAAGGTAGAAAGACTTTATTCTGGAAGCAGATAAGGAATAGGAATGAAAGTCTTGATACGATTTGTTACTCATTAGCAGCAGCCTATATCTTAAATCCTAACTGGGATGCTATTGAGGAAAGAATATTAAATGGATCTAATCAAATAGTTAATAACACACAAATAAAACCAAACAGAGCTAATTACAAGCCTGGAAGAAACTTTGTAAATAGCTGGAAGGATCTTTAGCCTCTGGGATGGTGCATTTTGTGCATTTCACCTAGCCTTTTTGTTGATACATGAGTGTATATAGAAGTGGTTGAAACGTCTGCATGACCTAGTAACAATTGAATTGATCTTAAATCAGCCCCATTATTTAATAAATGTGTTGCGAAGGCATGACGAAGGGTATGAGGTGATATAGATGTTTTTAATTCCTCTCTTTGTACATAGATTTTAATCCTATACCAGAAAGCATTTCTTGAAATTCTAGTCCCTCTATTGCTTAAAAATATCTCTTTTACATTTGAGCCTTTTCTGATGTCTAAATATGCTTGTAAATGAAACGCAGCAATGTCTCCAAAAGGTATTAATCTTTCCTTAGATCCTTTTCCTACAACTTTAACTGATAGCCTGTTCATATCAACGTCAGTAAATTTTAAATTAACCAATTCAGACACCCTCATGCCTGTTGCATAAAGCAACTCAATCATTGCCTTATCTCTTTTTTCAAAAGGCTTTGAGATATCTGGACTGTTTAACAATTTTAGCACTTCACCCTCAGACATCATGGCAGGTAGGTAGTGTTCTTGCTTTGGCTTAACAATATTTGCATAAATAGATTCTTTTATTATCTTTCTTTTTAATAAATAAATATAAAAATTTCTAATTGAAGCCATCCTTCTTCCAACTGTTGACGCTTTTAATCCTTGCTTGAATAGATAGGGAATATAATTATTAACCTCTATAGAACTTAATTTAGTTAAAGGTTTATTGATAATTTTAGAAGCCCATTGATTAAAGCCATCTAGGTCTGATCTATACGCTTTTATAGTATTACTTGCAAAACCTCTCTCTGTAAGTAAATGCGTTTCTAAAGCACTTACTAAATCATAATATGTTAATTTTTGATTCATATCCTTTAAACCTCTACAACCATACTAATCCTATTAAAGTAATTTATCAAAAAAGCGTACTTTAGATTGTTGACATTTATATTTTGGTGCATAGCTTTAATAGTAGATATATCAAATTATTAAATGAGGTTTTTACTTGAG